TCATGCCCGATACTCCGCTTCCGTGATTTCGTAGCGCACGATCACGATGCCCGATCCACCGTTGCCGCCGTAGTTTCCATATGAACCACCGCCGCCGCCTGAACCTGAATTGGGCTGTGCAGATGTGGCGTTATCCACGCTGAAGTCCGAACCGCCGCGACCAGCGCGGCCAGACACAGGGCCATCAAACGCGCCCGAACCGCCTGAGCAGTACTCAAGAGACTGGCCATTTATTTCCGAAACCACGCCTACACCCGATGAGCCGCCTATGTGCTCTACGCCGGTGGCTGCATCCCCGCCTGCACCTCCCGCACCACCTCCGCCGCCACCACGGCGATTGGGAGAATATCCAGCCCCCCCGCTGTTCGTTCCGGGGTTTGATGCAGGTGCGCCGCCGTCATCACCGCTCCTAGATTTTTGCCCGCCGCCGGAACCCAGAGCGGGCGTGAGGACGTTACCGTTCCCGCCACCGTGTGCGGTGAGCCCTAATGCGGTTGTTGATCCTGCGTCGGTACTGCTAGTGCCTCCGCTACCGACAGTTATGGGGTATTCCGCTATGGATACAGCGATACCACCATCTAGGTACTGTCCAGCACCACCCCCGCCACTGACATCATAGGCGGCATAGCCGCCAGCGCCGCCGCCACCCGCGATCAGATATTCCGCATGAGCAATGTCTCGAGATACGTTTAGCACCCCGTCGCCCAGGAACGTGTGGACGCGCCAGAACCGACCACCCTGCTCGATGACCGTCTCGATGCCGCCCGATGCAGCGGGGTCGATAATAGCAGGCCAAACCAATTGCGCGCCTAGATAGGCCCGCTCGACCGCCGTTGATCCCAGATAAACCGCCGCCGCGTCATTGATCAGCGTCATTCTGGCACCACGATGTAGAGCGTGGCAGGGTCCGGTGTCAGAGCGTCATATTCCGCCTGCGTGAGTGACACCCATGTAGCATCCTCTCCCCGCGCACCGCGCGGCCCGCGCAACTGGTCGAGCGTCATGCCGGTCGTGGTCGTGACAACGGTACTATCCGCGCGGCGCTGTGTGATTGTCCAGCTCATGCAATCACCCGCAAATAGCGCGCGAGGGTCGGCCACCGGTAGTCATCGCCCTGCTCGCCAGCCCCGACATCGACCCGAGAAATCAGCAGCTGATGCGAGCGCGCAGGCGGCCAGTCCAGCGTCTCGCTGGCGGGGATGTAGATCGAGCACTCCCCCGCCGCGCGGTCATCGATGACCACACCGAGATCAAGCGGGGCCGCGCCGGTAGACCAGCGGATCTGCGCCTCGATCACCGTCTCCGCGCCCAGAGGCTCGGACTGCACGCTGTCCCAGGTCAAATTGAGATCAAACGTGTCACCGCGACGGATGAGGATCGGGGGGCTGTCGGACATCAGACCGTGATCCCACGCTTGGCAAGCAGCAGACCGGCAATCCACTGATAGAGTTTCTGGCATTCGCCGGCTGTCAGCGCACGGTCATAAATTCCCCCGGCGTAGTGCGCGACAGGCCCGCCATAGTTTGTGTTGTAGGTCGAACCGATGCGCAGCGATGAGCCTTTGGCCGAAGCATAGGCACTAGCGGTGCCAATTATGGATGTCCCTGCAGTCATATTGTAGAGCGCACGCACCCCCGTTGAAGCGTCATATGTGCCGATGAAGCACGCAGGAAGGTCCGTAAACGCCGTGCTCGCCAGTCCAATCGAGTTGATGGTGGCAGTGCCCCCGATGTTCTCGGTGACATTCAGCGAGGGGGTCGTCATCGCATCTGATGCGGTCCCTTTGTTGAAATAGAGCAGAGCCCCATTTGTATTGCCCGCGCCACCGACAAATGGCGACCCTGCGTTCCCGATCAACGGCGCATTGATTGCGTCGGCTGTGGGCTTGGCGACCGAAATAAAGGTGAAGCTGTCAGGCTGCGCAATTCCGGTCTCGATATAAGCGTCTTGAGACGTCAGGACGATGTGGTCACTGTTTACAACCGGAATGCCAATCAGCGCCCCATTTGGGCGCAACGCAGCAAGGTTGCGTGCACTCAGCGCGGCATCTAGGCCGAAAAAGTTGAGGTATTCGAGACCAGAGGAGACCGGCGGAAACGCCTTTGCGACCGGATCGTTGAACCGCGACACTGCGCCTGCTGATTTTAATTTGATACCCATTTTATTATGCCTCCTCGGCGATGAGCGCGCAAAACGCCGCGCAGAAATTGTTCAGGGGATATGGCTTGTCGACCAGCGCCGCGATTTCGGCAACGGCATACATTCCGCTGTCAGGCAGGTATTCGTAGCTAAATGGTGCAACCCATGGATCGCTATCCGCTAGATTGCCGCCCGTGGCATCGCCGTCTGATCCATCCGCGTATGCGACACGGACCTGCGCACCGGAGAGCGGGGGCGTACCGAGCGTGATCTTTACTGTGCAGTTACCGACAATTTCGACGCTCGAAATTGTCACCGCGCTATCATTGACATAGACCTTAAACCCACGATTGCTCAGCAATGTTGCGGCACTGCCATTGTAAAACGAGCGCCATTGAAGTGGAGGCTCCGGGGTATGAAAATCGACCAGAATTTCAGGCCCGCGCACGCGTGCTGCGCGCGGTGAGAGCGGGTGCCAATCGTGGCCATGCAGCGTCACCAGCGACATGACTTTTCCGATCTGACACGCCAGCCACCTGCTGCCATTACTGTCCAGGTGCGTGCCCTTGTCTGTTACAGGGTATGAGGGCGCGGCGAGGAAAACATTCGCGCGCTCTTGCGCCATTTCCAACTGGCGCTGCGCAACCCGCGCGCTCGCATATGTCTGCTTTGTTTGGTACGTGTAAATCGCGGGCCGGGCGCTCTGACCAGACGCCGCGAGAATTGTGGCCTCTAGTGCATCGAAGTACGCAAGTGTGCCAGACTTAAAGTCTGTGCCGTCTGTGCCGTCTTGGTCACTCTCTCCTTGCATATGAAGAATAGAGTTGACGCCATAGCTTACCCCCGCAGCAATTGCTTGGGCTTTTACTGCGGCAACAGCGTCCTCAACACGCGCATAATAATCCGGCGATGACCCATCAGACAGCTCGGAAATCGACTTCCCCCCGACACCGCAAGATGTCAGCACAATTTTCTTAGTGACCTCGCTCGCGCGCATTTGCTGACGAAGCCACTCAATTTGTAAGGTGATCAGAGCAGCGAGGTCAGGCATTTCCCCAGGCACATTATCTCCAGCAGCAAGTGCCGCGACCTCGACGTCCGTCAGTATCGCCGAAAAATCGGCAGATTGGGTGACACATCGTGCAGGGTTTAGGACATCAGTCCCAAGAGCTGCCCAACCATCGGTGAATTTGCCATCAGGACGAATGCTATCGCCAAGCATGTAGATGCCCAGCGATGTTGTCAGTGCGGTCGATGTGGTGAGCGCTGGCCATGCTTCTTGCCCGTTAGAGAGAGACTGCCCTGTCGTGATGTGGTGCGAGATGCCCCAAACAGGCCGCGCGACATTCGATTGCCGCCCACGCACTTGCATCGATGCCGCATATGCCGCGCTGTCGATAGCTGCGATTTCAGCCGCAGAGAACGTCGTAGCCGAGGCAGATGGTAGCAGCTTTGGCCCGTCCAGCGCATCGACGCTCGCGAACCCATCGTCATCAATCATCAGGACGAGGCTGTGCCGGTCATCTTGTTCGATGCCAATTGTTCCCGCGTCGATAGCGCCCAACGCAAACCGTAAGCCGCTGGGGGCGCCATAATAGGCACCGTCTGCAGCGATGTAGGCGCTCGCGAACCCATCGTCATCGACAACAGCTTGATCAACCTCGGCTGCATCGTCCTGCTCTATTGTCGCATCAAACTGCGCCTGGCTGACTTTATCGACCATCACTGCCGTGGCTGGCACCGTTGTCGTGAGAACTGCTACATCGCCCGTGTCGTGCAGGTACTCATAGTAAGCGACGGTGGCCGGATCATCTGTGCGAACTTTGAAAATGTCGCTGACGGCAGTTGCAGCAAGGCCCGCTGCCGTGTTGGCATAGATCGGGCTTTCCACGAACTCGCGCGCTTCTTGGGCGGCAAGGCGGGTGTCGTGTGCTGACGCCGTCTCTTCGAGGTCCGTGGCGCGTGTGGCCAAACTGCTCGCCTGCGCATCAACCGAAGCCAATCGCTCGCTGATCGCGCCAGAACCGGCGGCTTGGATGAACAGATCGGCAACCATCTGTTGCGCGGTCGATCCGTCCTTATTGACCAGCACCGCATCAGACAGCGGCACCGTATCGACGTTGTTCGTTGCTACACCATTGGCCATGGGCGTCTCCTAAATGATGCTGATTTCAAAGGGGCCGGCGACCGGCCCCGGCAGATCGTCTGCATTGCGCGGCTCGATCCAGATGAAGTGGGTGCCCTGTGTGAGGCAGCCAGAGGTTTCGAGGTAAGCGGTGACGTCGTCCAGCGCGCCATCAAAGGCGCTGGAGGCGGCAAACCCGAGCGTGTCATTGCCGCTCACGGCCTGAATGCGGTCGCTGTAGGTGCCGCTGGCTGTGATGGCCGTTCCGGGGCGATCCGAACCGCCGGTCAGGCGCGGTGTCAGGGTTCCGGCCGAGCTGCCGTCGACCGCAAAGCCGATGCGGTAGAACTTGCCCGCCGTCGTGTCGATTGGCTGGCTGATGGCGTCGGCCGTGCCTGCGGTATGGGGGGCAACCCCGCCCGCGATGGCCCAGCCCGCCTCCAGCGTCCAATCCCCCGCGTTGTTCATCGAACCGCCCGCAACAAGGTTCTCGCGCGTCGTGTCGCCCAGCGTGGTCGAGTAGCTCGACTGCGGCGTGACGGCGATTGCAGCGCCGACCGCGTCGGTCTCGCGGTCCAGCGTGGCCGACGTAGAGCGATAGATTTGCAGCGCCGTGGTGGCCGTGTCATCGCCGGTGGCGATCTGGATCAGCGCCCCGCCGAGCAGCGTGGTGATCGTGATCCCGGCTTCATCCAGAGCGGCAGGAATATCCGCATCCTGCGCGCCGACGACAATCGCGACGGTCGGTGTATATGGCCCTGTGATGTCCGTGGCGCTGAGGCCGCGCGCGCGGATCTCGACCGGATCGCCGGTTTCATAGCCAGCGATATCGCCACCGCCCTCAGCGGCCGCAATCGTCACCGTGGTCCACTCGGTGGCCCCTGACGCGCGATGATCGATCTCGAACTTTGATGTGGGCACCGTACCCGCTCCCGGCTCGATCAGGTAGGTGACGAGGCCCTCGGTCTCGGTGCCCGACACGCCGCTCACGACCGACACGAAACGCGGGGCCGAGGGTTGCAGCAGGTTCTCGTCGATCTCTGCCCCCACACGGCTGGACCACGCGGGGATCTCGGTCGCGGCAAGCTCAATGTCGATCTCGGGGGCAGCGGCCACCATGCTCAGGATAGAACAGGCGTCGGTCGTGGTTTCGACATTGCGCACGATGTGGTGGTAGGCCGTCTGGGTGGCACGCCCGAACTGGACGATCTCGCCAATCGCAGGCACCGGCCCCGTGCCGACAAGTGTCAGGATCGCGGTCTCGCCCGCCACCGTCTGCACGATCCTGACAGTCGAGATGCCGACGACATCGTCCGCATCCTCGAACCAACGAAACCGCAACGCATAGTCCACGCCCTCGGCCATCTCGACGTGGTCATCCAGCTCGATGATCGAGCCAAAGATTTTGCGCACACGACCCGTCATATGGTCGCGCGAAAGGGTGTAGTGGTTGGTCATCACGTCATCTCCGCGCGTGGCCACGCGAAACAGCCCGTCCTGCGTGGCCTCGAAGGTGTCAGGGCGATAGAGGGCCTCAAGCTGACGACGACGCACCTCGCGCCAGACCTCGGGCGCGTAGACCTTGCCGGACATCGGCAGCTCTTCGGTGATCTCGATATCGCCCTCGTAACCGGGCCAGCGAATTTGACGCTGCGTTTCCTTGTAGTCGTTGTCAGCGTCCAAAAACGTGACCACCGAGGCATGTGGCGGCTTGAAATACGACCGCCGCGTCTTGAACGACCACGAGTTGCGCGGGCTGATGTGATCGACGATCAGCGCGTCCTGCGAGGGCCGGTCGATCACCACGCCATACTTGCGCCCGTCATGGCGCGGCGTGGCGCGCCCCGCAGCTGCGACCTCTGTGAGGATATCGCGCAGGGTCGTGCCGGTGTCCGACAGCGCGGCATTGTAGGTCAGACCGCGTGTCGTGCAAAAGTCGTGCCAGTCCTGCAGCAGGTCCAGATCAAGCTGGGCATCGCTACGTGGTTCAGGGAGCGCCGGGGCTTGCAAAACGTGGCGGTAGAGCGAGGCAGGGTTCTCGGTCGCACGGGTGATCCATGTGCCGGATGCGCTGTCCCAATCCGGGCAAACCCGCGCAATCATGCAATTGAAATTATCCAGTGTCCCGGACAGTTGATGCGTGGCCTTGATCCGCAGGGCGACCAGAGCCAAAGGGCGCGGATAGGCCAGCGGGTATTCAGGGCGCAGGGTCTGCAGCGCGGCCCATGTCGTGCTTTGTTGGACTTTGGTGCTGGTGGTCTCATCCGTCAGCATCGTCAGGCGGACCTGCCAGCGCGCACGGCTTGGAAACTGCCACGTGTGCTGACGGTAAAATCCTTCGGCCTTCTTGGCCGATACCTTCAGTTCCTCCACCAGCTGCCATTCCGTGGCCTCGACGAGGCGCTGCTCGATCCGCACGAACACCGTGCGTTTCACCTTGTCGCCATCTCTGTTGTACTTGATCAGACCGGAGGGCCACGACAACAGCACAGAGGCACCGGAGGCATCGGGGCCGGTGGTGCGCACAATCGGTGTCTCGACGGCAGGCTCGTCGTCAATGACCTCCCCTGCATCGTCACGAGGCAGCGGGCGCGTCAGTTCGACCCCGACTTGCTCCTCAACAACCTGACGCGGATAAAGGCTGCAAGGCAGCTCACCGGCAAGGCCGTAGCGCACTTCGGTTTCGACCTCGTCATATTCTGACAGGCTGGTTTCACCGATGCGCATGTCGTCAACCGCAACTTGCCCCTCGCCCAACACATAGAACACGCGCAAAAACTGCGTATTTCCGACGATTTCGCTGTAGGGCAAGGCTGCAAGAGGCGGCGCAACACGCATCCGCCCCAAGATGACCGGCACCGCGCCATTGGGCAGTGCCTGGTTCTTCAGGCCTGTGATTGAATAGGTATTATTCGCATCATCTGCGCTGGCGGGCGGGATCAGGGCATTGATCAAAAGGTTGCCCAGCAGGGTGACGCCGGTCATCACCAACGCCGTGCCAACCGTGGTCGACACACCCAGTGCCCCTGCGACCGCCGCGCCAAACGCACCCCCCGCCGCGATAGCCGCGACCGAAACCACGATGGACAGGATTGAACCCAGCGCCCCTTTGCCCGGCACGATGCGGATCACGACCTGCACACCGGGGCGCGGACGCACCCCCCGCCAATACTGCGGCGCAACCGTGTCCATGGCTGTGGCCGTCACGAGCGCGACTTGCGTATGCGCCAGATCAGCCCCCGTGGCCCCCGGCAGGGCCATTCGCACGATCTGATCGAGCGTCATGCCATGCGGTACGTCGAGGCGCACCTGTTCCTGAGCACCGGGCCAACGCGGGGCGGCGAGCACCGGTACATGGGTCAAATCCCGGCTCATCGCGCGGCCTCGCAGATGATTTGTACGGGGCGTTGAACATCCGTTTCAAAGACCCGTGAACGGTGCCTGTAATGCCCGTCAAAACGGTGTTGCCATTTACCTGAGTGGTACTCCTCGAGCTTGGCCTGATCCTCGGCCGCGATGTGGATCATCAGCCCATGGCGCACCACGATCCCCACATGCGACGAGAACCGCCCCTGCCGGAATACGGCGATGTCAAAGGCCACGGCGGGGCCAGTGACCGGCACCCAGAGCGGCGAGGACGTGGCCCCTGCGATCATGGCCGCGCATTCGCCTTGCTCGTCTGGCGAGCTGTAGCCGAGGTATTCCGGCAGGCTGATGCCCAGCTCCTCTTGGTAGATGACGCAGGCCAGCCCCCAGCAATCTGCGCCCTCGCGCGTGCGGCCAAGGTCGGCCTGCGGAATGCCAATGAATTTGTTCGACCAGCTCATGCGATCCATCCTCATTGATGCAGCCCCGGAAACTTCGCCCGCGTCATGCGACCGGGCGGGTAATACTCCAGCTCGATCTCCTCGCGTGACAGCGTGAGGCTGATCTCGGTGTCGGCGATCTCGGCCACGCTCAGCTGGAGGTCCAGCACCTCCTCCTCAATCAGGTCGGGCGACGAGGCCAGAACGCCCGCAATGTGGATCGTTGCCAGATCGGTGAACGAGCGCAGCACCTCGGCGTAGGCCGCGTCCAGAACGTCCAGCACGATGCGCGCCTCGCCCGGATCGTCCTGGCTATCCGACGGCAGCACGGCAGAGGCGAGCACGAACAGATATGGATCAGTGGCCGGATTTGCGCCGCGCCAGCTCGAGCGCGTGCCATAGATCAACGGATCGCTCGATATCCGCTCGGCGTTGTCGGTCGAGAGCCGGATCGGCGCGTCAAGATCGGGATGGTTGATCTCGAACAGGATCACCTCGATCTCGCTCGTGGCGACAGCGTCTTGCGCCATGCGGGCGTTCAAAGAAAGGCGTCTCATGGCATCACCACCACTGAAAATGTTTTGCGAAACTCGACTTGGCCTTCAACGGTCTCGACCGGCACCTGCTCGCCGAAACTGCACAGCCATTGTGCCGCAAGCAGGATAGGTGCGCCCTCGGCCGTCAGCAGCGGGCGGCCATCCGTCGCCAGCAGCGGCCAGCCGTCGGTTGTCGGATCGGGCATCCAGAACAGATGGGTGCCCTCGGCGCAGTCCTCGTGGAAAAAACGGTCAAAAATGGCTTTGCCGTTGCGGGTGAGGACCAGTGACAGGTTCACTGTTTTGGACACCGAGGAAAACCGGCGCCGGAACGAGGGCGGCCCCGCATCGGCTTGCCGCTTGGCGCGCGCATCCTGCGGCGTGACCTGCCATGTCTTGCGCTCAGGCTTGGGGAGTGTGGGGGGCCATGTCAGGATCATCCGCGACCCGTCCCGCGCTGGCGCAGGCCATAGGTCGAGCGCATCTGCCGCTTGGCAGCACCGCCCGACAGGCCTGTGGCCGTCGCTTCAGCGAGGATGTAGCTTTGCTGGCGCTGTCCGCGCGCGTCCGTGGTTTCCTCAACCTCCATCGCCATCGGGACGGAGGTGTTGTTCACAAGCACCGGCTGCAGCTGGACCACATTCTGAGGTGCCGAATTTGCAGCCCCCGCTGTCAGGAATGGATAGGCGCTGGCCGCGCTGACATAGCCGCCCTTGGCATAGCCCTTCATCGTGCCGCGCCGGATGGCTTCGAGGTTCCCAACGCCAATGCGCGCGGTCGATGCGGCGTCGAACACATATTCTTTCTGGTGGACCACACCGGCGACTTTCTTGGGATCGGAGCCACCGGTTGCACCGCCGATCTCAAAGCCCGGAACGCCGATCCCGCCCAGCACCGAGCCAAGGAAACTGCCAAACAGCCCGCCACCGGCACCGCCACCCTGACCGATCCCCGCCAAAGCCTGCCCGAACACATCAAAGCCACCGCCAAGCGTGCCGAGGTTCTGCGTGGCGTCCTTGATGGTGTCGCTGAACCCCTGAAGCTCCGAGCCGGGCAGCGAAATACCAAAGGCTCCCGGACGCATTCCCTCGAGCCATTCAGGCGTACCGTGCTGGTGCGTCGCGTCGCCTGCACCAAGAGACGGCCCCTGTAACTGACTGATCCAAGACATATTGGAAGCATCAGAAAATTTTGGATTTGCATAGCTCAGATGATCGCCGACACTGGATGACATTCCTCCAGCGCGCTGGATCAGCCAGTTGTCGACAACCGCGTCGATTTTGGCAGAGACCTGCGACATGGGAATGTCATCGACCGAAGAACGCCCGTTTGCCCAAGCGACTGGGCCATTGATGTCAGAAAACTGGGAACGCGCGTTCACAACGCCCGCGACAGTGTCGCCCCATTTCCCCGACGCCATCCGGTTCATGATCGTGTCAATGATGCCTTCAGCTTGCCCGTCACCGGCACTCGGCACCCACTCGGTTGCGACTGTCTTCTTGAGATTGACAATGTCCGCCGCCGAGAGGGACAGAACACCATCGCGCATGCCACCCGTGGTCAAAGGGGCAGCAGCCCCCAGACCACCCAAGCCGCCCAGCGTGCCCATGGTGCTGATCGTCACGCTGCTAGCCGTGACCCGCATCGTCGCAATGGATTGCGCGGCACTGCGCGCGGCATGAGCGGGATCGACGACTTCGCCCTTGCCCATCAGCCGGCCCCAGATACCACCAAGCCCGCCCACGTCACCGATGGTACCGCCGTTGGTTCCCAAAATCGCGTTCTTGAGCGGGTTCTTGATGGCAATGTCGGTGAGCATGCCTCTGATTTCGTCAGCGAAGCCCTCGAGCGCGCCGGAAAAATCCCCCTCAAGCAACTTGTCAATCGAACCGTCAATCGCGGCTTCAGCAGCCGAGCCGACCCGATCCCATGCATCCGCCATGCGATCGATCTCAGTGCGCAGGTCAGCCATTTTTGCGGCTTCGTCGCGGATCTGATCGGCTTGCTTTCCTGACAGGCCCAATTCGCGGATCTTCTTCTCGGCCTCAAAGAGCGCGAGCGTCCTGCTCCGGATCGCCTCCGACTGCCCCAAGAGCATCTGCTCAAGGCGCAGGTCCGCCAAGCTCTCTTGCTGGGCCTTCGAATACTCTCTGAGCTTTGAGGCGCGATCGGCCGTCCTGTCCGCTGCCGCCTGATCCGCATAGGCTTGGCGCAGCTGATCCGTGATTTCGCTCAAGCGGACCTTCTCGTCGCCTTCTGCCGCCGCAGCAGCAGCGACCAAGGGACGCAAGGTCAATTCTTCTTGCAGCAGGCGGTTGACGTCCTCTGCCTTGATGATCCCGGCCGCGACCTGTTCGGTGAGCCGCATGCGGATATCCGTCTCGGCGCGCAGGTCAGAAATCTGCGTCTGTCCGGTGGCGAGCGTTTGCTCGATGACCTTCTGGCGCGCACGGCGCGTGGCCATGTCGATTTCCGTCTGCGAGACCTCTTGGTCAGCCATTTCCAAAAGCGTGCGGCGCGCTTCCATTTCCGCGCGTAGCACAGGATTGCGCTCGGCTGCGATCTGCGCATCCAGACGGTCCAGCTCATTGAGCCGCTGCTGGCTATTGATCAGCGCATCCAGAACGCGCTGTTTGGCCTCGAGCGCTTGTTGGATTTCGCTCTGCTGGACACTGTCTTGTCCTGGCGCAGCGATACCGGCCTCAAGGGCTGCGATCTGGTTTTTAAGCTCCTCTTCGCGGCGCATCCGGCTTGTGGCCCCGGACCCGCCCGCGATCTCAAGTGCGTTCTGGCCCTTGATTTCAGCTTCACGGCGATCTGCTTTCTTCGTCGAAAGAAGGCTTTCCAAAGCGATAATGGCTTCGAGTGCGTCAATCTCAGCTTGGGCAGATGCACGTTCACCTTCGACAGCTGTACTATTTCCACCACGAGACTTGCGGCCCGACAACGCCAGTCTCTGACGAGCGATTGCGAGGAGCTCTTCTTCGGTGGGAGGCGCAACCAGATTGTCGATGCCCTCGCCAATCCCATCCCATAGACCCGACGCAGTATTTTTGATCCGTTGCATTGCGCGATCAAGCGCATGCATGCCACTTTCGGCATCGGCGAGCTTGTCCGGCAGGGCGTCCAGCAGGACCGCTTGCGCATCGCTTTCACGGTTTTGCGCCACCAGCGTCTGGGCATAGCGCATGGTTGCCGCATCGATCAGGCCGTATTTTTGATAAAGCGTCTCGGCAGCTTTGGCAGGCTCGGCGAACATTTCGGCCAGTTGCGCACCGGCCGCGTTCTGCTCAAGGCCCAGCGTGGCAGCAAAGTCCTTCGACAGGCCGATCAGATCGTCATAGTGCTCGGCACCGATCCGGCCTGTGCGCAAGAACTGCACTTCCATCGAGCGCGCCGATTTAATCGAAATCCCCGCAGCCGTGGCCCCTGCGCGCGCCACAGCCTCAAGCTGGCTGGAGGAGGATGCCAACCCACGTCCAAGGCCTGCATGCGCAACCTCGACCGCTTTCGTGGATTTGAGATACCCGCTCCAAGACGACGCGACGGTCACGACCGCAGCGCCCAAAAGCCCCAGACCGACCCGCACCGGCGACAGAAACTGGCGCATGTAGCGCAAGGCATTGCCCATACCCCCGAAGACATCGACGACTTGGGGGCCTTGCTGCATGAGCACTTGCAATGGCGGCATTCCAAGCGCCAACGATTGGAAGGTATCGGTCACTTGATAGGATAGAACCCGAGACTCATGCGCCTGCAGCTTCATGGTCCGCGTGTTGCCTTGCAGGGCCGTATCTGAGCGTTTGATTGCCTCGACCGAGCGATCGTAGCTTGCCCGCACACGCGCTTGCGCAGCGGCAAACTCCTCTGCTGTCAGCGCACCGGACCGCTCGTGCTTTGCGATCTCTTCAAGTTCTTTTTGGTAGGTGCGCTGCACCGCGAAGATCGGCACATATTTGGCGCGAATGTCGTCAAGGTCGGTCTGTGAGGTTTTGGGCGCGGGGACACTGGAAGGCACAGGCTGCGCTGGCATGCCCTGACCGGCGGGCCCTACGCCGGTGCCGGGGCGCGCGGCACTCTCGCGCGCGGCCTTTTCCGCCGCCGCCTGCTCACGCGCCGCTTGCGCCGCTTGCTTTTTGGCGTCCGTGTTCTTCTTGGTGGCAGTGGTTTCGCGACCGGCCGCTTTGGTCGCTTTCTCGGCCTCGGCCGACACGCCCGCAACGGCCGTCTGGACCTCGGTTGCAGCAGCTTTCGCCTGCGCGCTATTGCCGCGAAACACCAGCTCGAGAAGGAATTGCTTGGCGCTCATCGTGCGACCTCCGCAAACACGTCGAGCGCGGCGCGTTCCATTGCCTGAATGTCGGCAAAGACAGCATTGTCGAGATCATGCCGACGCAGCACCACGTCCACCGCCTGATAATCAAGACCAAGCCAGATCACGCCCGCAAAAGTCGCAACGGCCGCCCACTGCGTTTGGCAATCGAGAAAGGCACAGACCGATTTCCAATTGGCGGGCATGACTTCAAATTCCTCTGACACAGTAGAAGGGGGCATATCGCCGGGCGCGATCTGCGCGCCCATGGCGGTGAACTGCTCGATCAGCGCCTCATCGATGCTGACCGGCTGACGGTCATCGACCCGTCCGAGGCGCGTTAGCGCCCACAGCCGAGCCGCTGCGGTCAGTTTCCCAAGAGGGCTTCCTCGCCAGACATGCTTTCGCGGATGGCCTCATAGACACCGATCCGAAACAGCGAGTTCCCCATTTCAGCGGCAAGGCGCTCTTTGGTGAACGCGACATCATCGCCCAAGACATCCTTCACACCACGCCAGCCACAAATCCGGCCCACGAGATTGGCGCGTTCTGCCGCGATCTGCGCGCGTTGACCGACCGCATTGCGAACGCGCTCTTCTTCTTCGATCAGCTGGTCCTGATGACGGAATTCGAACTCCGCCTCAAAGGTACGCTTCACGAACTTGCCAGGTGTCGTCGGATCAGGACAACGAACGGTCACAGGCCACCAGTAGGTCGACGTTTGTGCGAGGATGTAGTTGGTCATGGGATATCCTTGGGTTTTCAGGCGGGTTGAGCTGAGGCGTAGCGGTGATCCCGCGCGCCTAGCGCACGGTGATTTTCATCTCGTCGGTGCCAGCGACGGGGCAAAGCGACAGGCCCAGCGAGTAGTTGACGATGCCGTCGGTCTCGCCTTGGGTCGGACGCCCGATTTCAACGGCAGGTGCGCTGATCTCGACGATATTGCCTGCGTCTTTGCCGTGGATCAGGCTCAATGCCCCGCGCTCGCGGCTGCGCGCCTTTGCAAACCAGTCGATGTCGGCCAGATGCCGCGCCTCGACCACAGTGGTGCCCGTAGAGCTGCGTTCCGTGACCTTGATGCGCTCATCGCCGATGAGAAAACGCGGCGTCAGTGTATTGCCCAGATCGACCGACAGGCTTTCTGACACAGCCGCCCAGCCGTGCAGCGCCATGACCGTCGCGGCCTTCGACACCACAAGCGGCGTGATCCAGTCGGCCATGGAAATAGCGGGCAGAGCCGCATCGGTGATGTCGCCCAGCATGCCGATCAGCGTGAAGCGGAATTTCGGGATTTGTTTGGGCGTAAAGGTCAGCTGCACATTCGCCTGCGCGCCAAGAAAGACGTGCTGGACGCCATCGCTGTTGAAATAAAGCGTGCCGCTTTCGATCGCATCCTCGACGATCTCGTATTCGACCATCGTGTCAGCGGTCACGGTTTCAGCAAGACCACAGACGCGCAGCAGCGAACCGAAGTTCGGAACATCACCGGCAGCACCCGCGCCCGCGATTTCCACCTCGAACTCGATACGGCCGTATTCCGCGGCCAACACGACGCCTTGATTGCCCATATAGGGGAGCAACAAGTCGCGGCTGACCTCTTCGGCCTCGAGCGGTGTAAACGTGATATTGGTGCCGATGATGGCATCAGCGGCCGTCGGTGCGGCATCGGTAAGATAGGTCGCCTCGATCGCGTGAAGCATGGCAAGCTTGCGCCAGGTACGTGTAGCCATGATCAGGCCTCCTTCGTGGTGTCAGGTTCGGTGCTGGACTGATCAGCTGCCGCCTTGGTTGTTTCTTTGCCCCCCGCCATGGCCACCGCCACCTCCGCAGAGACTTTGACAATGACGCCGTTTTTGGGGCTGCGGGTGTAGCGCCCGCCGCTTGTCGGTTTTGTGCTCTTCACGAGAATTCTCCTGTCAGGAAACGGGCCGTTGCCCAGGTCTGGACGTAAATGCTGACACCTGTGTCGATGGGGCTGCTTTCGCCGCCGATCAGCTCGCAAGGTTCGACGCAGCTCGGCGGTTCCCAGCCTGCAAGCGCGGCCTCGACGTCGGCTTTCAAAGCATCGAACTTCAGGGCACGCTCAGCGCCCATGAATTGGTCGTATTCGCGCACCACAATGCCGGTCAGAAACTGCATCTCGATGCGCTGGCGAAACCCGCCTGCCATTAACGGCTGCTCGCCAGCTTGCTCACGCCACGGCATGACAATTGCGGTTGCGCTCTCAACCTGTCCGGCCAGAGAGCGCAGGGCGTCGATGTCTTCGGCGATCTCGACACCGGACCAACGGTCCCCCGACATTTGGCCGATCAGGCGCGCGTGGATTTCAGCAAGCATCACCACCCTCGCAGCTTTTGAGGGGTGAACACCTGGGCGGGATGCACGGCCATCACAGTGCCATTGACGGCGTCCGGCACGGTGTCGCCCAAATTGACAGGCAACGCGATCAGGCCCCGCGCCACGTCCTTGAGGGCCGCGATAGCTTCTTTGTAATCATCCCTGACGTTGTCAGGCGCACCATTGCGGTGCAGCACATAGCGCGCGATCGACACGGCCCATGTCGTGACCAGATCGGGGACGGACGTCAGCGGCAGCGCATATTTTGCGCCGACATAGCCGTTGATCATGTTGTCGGCGTCCGACAGAGCCGCTGCGATGACATCGGCGTCTGCAACGCCATCACGGTCGCGATCGGCAATGTTGCGAAGCTCGTTATCACCCGCGCGTTCAATGAGATCAGCAAGAGTGGCGTAGGCCATGCATCAGCCCTCCGCATCCTCGGGCAGAGCACCGCGCTCTGGCTGAAACACCGAGCGGTTCACGGCCATGAAGCCTTGTTCGATCTGCGTGCGCCCGATCGAATACCAGCGCATATCAAGGCTGCGCTCAGCCTTCAGCGCATCCAAAAACCGAAGAACCCGCTCTTCGATTTCTTTGGATCTATTGACGAGGTCGACCGCCTCAGTGCTCTGAGGGCGATATCCGGAAACGGGCAGACCGTTGTGCTGGCTCATGGTTCGCGCTTTCAATCGGGTGGGGAAAATGCCGGGGCCGAGTGGCCCGCCCCCGGCGAGGCGAAATGCGACCTGGGCGTCAGCCCTTGGGCTTCGACTTGGACGCTACTTTCGCGGGTGTTTTTGCCGTCTCTTCGGGGGCCTCTTGCGGGACACTTCCCTGGGGCGCAGCCTCAAGCTGCGCTTGCAGTTCGAGAACGCGGTCCTGCATCACCGTAAGCTGCGCTTGTGCCTCAGCTGTGTGCGCCTCTGCCGTGTCCGCACGGGCGTTCGCTTCGTTGGCGGATGCGGTAAGCTCGGTGACCGCCTCCTCGACCGCAGCCTCCACGATGGTCTGCGCGATCTGCTTGGCCTTTACGGCCACCGCCTGCTCAAAGACCGAGGTGGTCTCATCAGGCAGCAGCGCGACGACCTCGCCGCCCGAGACCAGTGCACCGGCAGCAAGAAGCTGGTCGCGGACGGTCAGGGAGACCGTCAGCACCTTGCCCTGCGGCTCGTTTTTGCCGCCCACTTTGGCGGGTGTGGCGAGGGTTACTGTGACGTCATCCATGACCGACCCCTCCCCTATGCCGCCGCGCCGCCAGCACCCTTGAACAAGAAGCCGCCTTCGGCCCCCGTCAGGATGACGCGGCGTTCGGATTTGGTGGGGTAGATCCAGCTGTCGTTCGAGCGCTCGGCATAGGGCGCTTCGACCTGCGGATAGCCGCGCAGCTCGTAAGTGTAGCCATAGGACGGCACCTGATAGTTGTCGCCGACCTCGGGCACATAGGCGAGGACAGCATCCTCGCCCCAGACATCTTGCGCCTGTGCCGCATCATCCGCATTTTCCGGCAACCAGACTGCCTTGCCGACAAGCACGCGCTTCACATCGAAATAGGTCGCCAGCATGTCGGTCGTGATGCTGTCTTTCGAGGTGTATTTGAATTGCTCTTTGACCTTCGGATGCTTCTTGAGCGCATTGAAGGCCGAGGGGCTGAGCGTCAGCGTATTTGCATAGCGTCCGATGGAACGGCGGATGGCTTCATTCCCAGCTGCAACATCGGCGGCGGGGTCGGAAGTCTCCGATGCCCAGCGGTCAGCACCGACCATGGTCAGCTTGTGGTTCGCATCGTAGTTTGCCGCATTGAGCGCCAGTTGCGACGCCTCGTATTCATGGCCCAGATCGATGATGTCGAGCACCATATTGACCGCACCGGACCCCAGATCGATCCCCGGAACCGACATTGCCTCTTCTTGATGCTCGAACGGCACCACGCCTTCGAGCGCATCTTGCAGGAGCGACACCGGATCGGAGGCATAGCCGTATTGCACGCGTTTCTTGTCAGCGCCTGGCGCGCGGCGGGTGTTGAGCAAGCGAAAGCTCTCTTTGCCGAACTTGATGACGCGCATCGAGCGGTTGGGGATTGTCACACGCGGGAACAGCAGGTGCGAGATGAACTCAGCATTGCGATAGCCACGGGCATGGGTGGACAGGATCGGGTCGATCACAGCCGCAGTGCGTTGGTTGATAGCGTTCATGGAGGGGCTCCTCAGCGGATCAGAATTTGGACAGCGTCACCGTCAGCCGCAGCCGTCAGTGCTGTGGCGAAGATGTTCTCGGGGGTTTCACCCGCGACCGAGACGCCGCCGCCCACTGCCGTGACGAGCTTGTCACCCACGGCAATCACGCCCGAGGCGGTCACGGTTTCGACCCCAATCGCGGTCAGGGCGATATCAAGGCCGACCTCGGTGGCAGGGTTCTGTGCCACACCTTTGACGGGCGCGTCGGCAGTCGTGATCGGCGTGTCGTCAAAGCCGACCAGGTCACCAGCGGCGCAGACAGCGGCCATGGTGGCGGTCAGGGACAGGATGGAATGGTAGGTGCGCATTTTTGTCTCCAATCAGGACACAGCACGCACGGCGTCGAGATAAGCCGTGTCGGGATGTGAGCGCTGGTATGCGAGCGCTTTGGTGTGGGTTTCGAGCTGGGCGGGATCGACGGTGTGACCATCGGCGGCAAAGGCCGCAGCGCGTGTGCCGCCCAGACCGTCAGGATTATCCAAGGCACCGAAGGACACGACTTTGGGCTGCGCTTGGAGCACCGCGCGCAAAGCATCTGCGGTCGACAGCTTTTCGCCACCTTCCGAGAAGCTGACGGTCGCATCGGTGGGCAATGCGTCCAGCAGCGCCACAACCTTGTCTTTGGAGGCGGGCAAAAGCTTGCCTGCGCTCACCAGTTCTTCGGAAAACGCCGCGTTCTTGTCGTGGGCGATGGTTTTCTCCCGCGCGGCGAGAGATTTCTCGCGCTCGGATAGCTGGGCCTCACGTTCAGCGAAGGCCGGATCGGGCTGTTTGGTCACAGCAGGCTCCTTTGTGGGGGACTTGGGTTTTTCGGGGATCGGATCGGAGGCGGAAAAGCGGGGATGATCCTCACGCTTTTCGATTTCCATGCTGTCGAGCCATTCCAGCCGGTACGCTGGCAGGGCCTCGTCGACCTCCTTCTTATCGAAGTTCATCAGGAGGAATTCGCGCAGCATCCGAAACAGTGAGGCGGTCTCTTCAAAGCCGCGCTCGCCAAAGTTGGCCGTAAAGACGACATCGGCCTTTCCGGCAAACTGTGCATTCTTGAGGCCACTGACGGCTGGGGCCGCAGCACCAAGGAAGCCGACATGTTTGGGATACCAAGTGCCCGGAACAGGGTTGTGGCCTTGAGTAGGCGCAAAGAACGCCATCGACACTTTCTTGAAGCGGCCCGCCTTCACCAATTCGGCGAACGACGGCTCGATTTCGTGGACGTTGGCAAAGAGCCGATCCGCATTGGCATCGAAGTCAAAGCTTTCGACCCAGCCAAAGGCGGGCGCATCAACGTCCGGATGACCAACCACGATCGGGGCCGGTGCGGTGTCAGCATTATAGGCGTCTGCCATCGCCCGCAGGTCAGCTGCGGAAAATGTAAGATCGCCGCCTTGTAGGGGCGTGAAAGTGCCGGTGCGAAAAACTTCGATGCGAGCTGTGAGCGGCTTGGCAGTCATGGGTCCGTCCGTTTGTTGACGAACTACCCATCGCACGCGCTGAAACGGCAGATGCCCGGACTGATGTCCGGGCATTCATGTCTTTGGTCTGATTTCTCGGGGATCATGCGATGGGCCATCTCACAGCTCAAGGGAAAATGCTGCTGCACAAAATTAGGCGACCCCAAAAAGCAGGACACTCCTCAACAGCAAGTTGGCGAGGACAAAATTACTGATGTAACAATCTGCGCCACACACAAAAATATGCTTATTGCTATGGCACCAATCGCTATAGACATGGCTGATCGAGAGCTATCCCGAGCTTCTTGCAGCTCTTGCAGTTCAATAAACCGGAAGGCTGCATCGATCTTGAGGTGAAATTCACCATCATTATCTCGTTCGCGAATTTTATAAGCTGAAGTTAAGCTCGCTTTGTTAATCGGGGTGAAAAGTTCTAGAAATAGCTCCTCTCTTCTGGAGGTGGACACAAAGTCTTCTCCATACTCCGTATCCAAAAATCTATTAAAGGCACTGAATTTCACCCCACTATTTATATGGTCGTTTCCCCAGCGGAGCACTGCGTAGTAGAGGTTATTCTGCTTTGGCATCCTAATTTTGGAATTCCATTTCATCAATTTTTTCCCTCAATCGCATTTTTCATGTCTCGTTTACACCAATTGAAGGGTATCCCGAAACTTCCCCTCGACTAACTTTATAAGGCCGCTTCAACAACACCGTACATTTGCTCAGTCTAGTGCATGCGCGGAGAATAAGCATCGAATGGCGTTGTATTGTTATCAGTGTGGGCGAACTCTTAAGCAATCAACTGTCAAAGCCCGGCCAGACACGAAAGGAAGTGGCCATCAGAGCGATTCTAACAGGGGGCTAACAGGCCTCGAGCGGCTCTTGGCCACATGTGCGCGCCATGCGCCCCCTATCAGCCACAGCGGCGCATTTCTGGCGCTCGCCTTTTCATCGGCTCAACCAATCCTCCGCCATCTCCAAGATATCGACCTGGTCACTGGCCGATACCCCGATAAAGGGCCGCGCCGGGATCGTGATCGTGTAAGCCGGAATAGCGACGTCGGTCACGTGATTGGCTTTCGACTTTTTCACGAACCTGCGCCCGACCTGACCGTCCTCACCTTTCATGCGGTAAATCTTGCCTGCGCGCGCCGGTCGCTTGATGGTGCCCCCGAGCTGGTGAATGGCGGCCGTCTTTTTCGCTGAGCCGACCCGCACCTCGTCTTCGCCCGCCACATAGTTGACCGACCCTGCCAATGATGATCCGCTCATCCCCTTCGAGTTCGAGCGCAGGATGGTCAGCGGCACCTGACCTTTGCGCGTGCGCGCTTTGATGGTCGAGGGGCGGTGCGGCGTCCAGGGGCGTCCCTCTGGATCGGTCTCGGTGCGGAAATTCTCACCCGCAGATCCGACGAGCAAATCCCCCACTGCAGAATAGAAGGGCCTCGCCTGATCCATCCGTGCCAACAGGTCACGCAAGCCCTCGCGCGCCTGCGCATCGCGCAGCTGGGTCTTGATGCTAATTCCCGTCATTGAAAAAACCTCCGGAATGGTCTAAGTTAAGAGAGCGGGCACGCGAAGACTGGCGGATAGTCCTGATAGCTCCCCGTGACGACGACCGGATCGCCCTCGGTCGTCATTTTCTTTTCCAAACCAGCTTCCCACCTCGGCGCAAGTTCAACAAATGCAGGCTTGGCTTTTGCTTGCGATCTGCGGGGGCGTAGGCGGTGATCGCCTCCCACCATTTTCGGCCAACCTCGAAAACGACCATTAAGCCCGTCTTTGCGTCTGTCCGAATGTAACGACGGTCGAAAACCAGTTCCTGTTCGTCCTCATTGATCGGGTCTTGCTTTGCGGCGACACCCACCCAAATCTCATCCGGATCCAGCAGCGCCTCAGCAAGCAGCGGCGTCAGCGTAGCTCGGTTTCTCTTGCCCACTTTCCAATTCCCCGCACGATCTTTGAACAGCTCATCCGAAACAGGCATTTTCATGCCCGCCTTGTCCTCCCACAAAACAGCCTGACCGATGTCAGCCCCAAAGGGCTCAAGGAAGGCGCGCACATAGTCCTCATCGGCCAAACCCTCGGGCAGAGGCTCGGCAACGAACGGGCGAGCCTGCGCCATCAGATCCTCGATCGGGGACGGCTCATCGATTGTCACGGCGTGTCGGCCTTCAACTTCCAGCTTGCCTGCCTCGTCGATCAGAACGGACGGCACCAAGCCGCGCTCCCATTTATCGCCCGGCATATAATCCCAGCCATATCCGACGCCTTCGGGCTGCAAAACGCTCTGGCCGGTTGCCTTGTGCGTATAGGGCTGGCGCAAAGTCTCGGGGGCTTTGTCGGGGCCATCCTTGCCCATGCGCTTGAGCTGCCCTTTGGACAACGTGCGCACGCCACAGCTGCACACCCAATCATTTGGGGGGAAGTGAATGTCCCACCATGGATCGTCCCAGTTCAGGACCAGATTATCCCAGCCTAAATGCTGGGGACGTGGATTGAGCGGCACGCGCGTGTCGGCATGACGGTACTGCCAATAGGGCCGCAGTTTGACCACGTCTGGATCGCGCATCTGGCGCAGGCGACCGGCCATGTAACTTGTGCGTATGTTGGTCTCGAAGATTGTGCGGATGCGCCATTCACGCCCGCCCTTGTAGGACCAGCCGTATTTCTCGACGATCCGGTCGAACTCACCGGCAAAGGCTTTGATGTCATAGGTCCGAGCGCCCTCGATGACCGCTGCGTGGAAGTCCTCAAGCATCGCCATGTCGGTCGCGCCCGCAACGACAAAGGCGCGATCATGATCGCCATGCATCGCGTCGGTCCACGCGCGGGTCGGCTTGGTGCGCTTTTGTGTCAGAAAGTCGATCTGCTCGCGAAACTCCTGACGGGTAAAATCGATGTCAGCAAAAGAACGGCCGTCGTCGGCTTCGGCAAAGACCGCCTCGCGACCTTCGAGCGCCGCCAATTCTGTGGACTGAGATACAAGAGCCGCCAAGGCATCGGGCGTCCATATCGCGGCCAATTCCAAAAGCCCGCGCGAGATGGCACCAAAGTCGCTTGCGCCATTGACCAGACGGCGCAGGGCATCGATGCGGCGAGAAAAATGTCGCTCGGCTGCTTCAACCGCCTTGTCAGAAATGCGCTCGACCGGCCCACCGGGCTCAGAAAAGCAAACATGGCGATCCGTCAGAGTTTTTTTTTGAGCCGCGCGGCCGAAAAAGTCGGATCGGTTGGATCTTGGGTCGTGAACGGATCAGGCTCTTCGCCGCCTGCAAATGCGTGACGGGCGTTCACCAACGCCTCAATGGCCGTATCCGACAGCGCGTCGGTGATATCGAAGGAGACGATATATTCGCGCGCCACGTCATCGTCTTCAAACTTTGCAGAGGCTGACACAATGGTTCGGATCGCTTTATTCGTGGCTTCGGCCGCTGCCGCTTTGCTCTTGCGGGTATCCGCCTGCGCCCGCTCGTTTTTGGGCCGCACACGCCACACCGACGGCACGGCAGCGCCGGGCATATTGTAGTCAACGATCCACGCCACCAGCTGCTCTCGTAGCGTGTCTGTCAGCAAATCGGCATCGCTGTCGACAAGCAGGTCCAGCATCTCCTGATGCACTTCCCCAAGGGCGCGAGACCCGCCCTGATCCCCTGCCTGCGTTGTCAGCGTCTCGCCGGTGGTGCAGATCGAAATCTGCCGATCCCAATAGGCCAGAAACTGTTCATAGCTGACGGCCCCTGATCGGGAGGCCTCAAGGAACTCGACATCGGTGCCGATCGGCACGGTAATGGCAGAGGCCGTGCGGGCACTCACAAGGGTGTTGAGCAGCTTGTTCTGCTCTCCCGAAAGAGTTCCATAGGGCGTTTTTCCGACAACCGTAGGCCCTGCGAACTTCTCCAAGAAGTGCAGCCAGAACGTGATGCCTTCGCGCTTGAACAGCACAGGCCAGAACAGGCGCGTGCCGATCCCGAGGCCATAAGGGTTATTGCCTTTCACGCCCACGCGGTGGACGATGAACTTGCGTTCGGGAAGGGCAATGCCGTCCATCATGGCAGTCCAGGTCAGCAAGCGCGGCTTGCCCTCGCGATCAAACACAAAGCGGCGCTGTTCATCTGTCACGACCCGCTCGGCCTTGATCTGTGCCCCATCGCGGACCCAGACGATTTCGCTGACCGCATAGCCTTTAAGCGTGGCATCGAGCAGATCCTCACAAATGCGGTCGAAGGGAAGCGCCTTGAGTTGCTTCTCGACCAGCTCGGCCGCCTTTTTGTCAATCGGGCGATCACCGCCCGGCTCAACCTCCCATTCGCGCGCAACCAAACTTTTCTTGCGCTTTTGCAGCATCGAAAACGCATGGGTGTCGCGCTCGATCTCGTCGTAAATCTTGAGACCCTTGCCACCGCCTTGCTGGATCAGCGTGTCATCAGCATGCTGCAACACGCCCGTGTAGAACGGGATGGTGATGTCGTTGGTCGCATTGGCGATCAACGTGCGCTGTTCGGTCGGCAGGTTGCGGCGGCTCTGATCGGCGAAGGCCGCAGGCTTTGCCTGGGCGCGGTTCTTCTGTTTGCGGCGACTCATTTCTTGGCCTTTCGAAGCTCGTTGCGTTCCTTCCAGCGAATTGCCGGGTCGAACCTGGGCGGCAACGCGACCAAGGCTACGATTGCGCCGATGGCAAACCACTCAACGATAGTCATCGCCCGTTCCCTCCCATTCTGAAACCGCCGAGCCGGTCATCACCGGCAGCGGCTGACGCTGTTTGCATTTGACCAGCGGCCCCGCCGCCCGCGTAGAGCAAGGTGTTTTGCCAGAGCATATCGAGACAGTCCGGACCGTCGTCATGGTCGGCATTGGGCCATTGCTGCAGCTGATCGATCAAAGTGCTATGGCCGGAACTGAAACGGATCATCCCAGAGGCCACGGGCGGCTGTAGGCGCTCGATGCGCAAATCCTTGTCAGTGCTCGGCGTGATCGGAACGGCCGAAATCGCCACGCCGGATTTTGCGGCCTCAACCATTAGGCTGGTGCGCAGAAACTCCTGAAACTGCACGGCTTCAACGAACCACAGCAGCGCGTGGTATTCGCGCTGCAGGGCGATGGTATCAGAAATGATGATGTCGGGCAGACGCTTGCGGATCGACGCCTCGACCACGTCCATGCGGGCGTTCAGACGATCATAGCCCCCGATCAGGATCGCCGACGGGTCGCGCCCTTTGCCCTTTTTGCCAAGCGATGGATCGATTGCGCCAAAGAAAATCCAATCCGACTGGCGCTGCACCCAATAGGTCAGATCGCCAAACGGATTGCCCTCCGAGATCGGCTTGTTCTGATATTCTGTCATGAAGGCGGCAAGATCAGCGGCGCGCTCAAGCATGAGGAACAAGAGCGACTGGACCGAGGGCCAGTTGACCACCGCCCCTGCGTCCATCGCAGCTTTGCGCTCTTCGTAAAAGGTGCGCGCGGCGTCTTCACCGTCGTTGTGGTAGACTTCCTCAAATTCATCCCAAAGCACCATATTGTCAGGAAATCGGACCAGAGCCTGAAACTCGGTGACGTTCCATGTCGGGGCCTTGGCTGCCCTTACGATCACCGCATCAAAGTGCAGCACGGTGCCGACCCAGATTACATCCATACTGCCATCCGGAGGCCCAACCTTGAGCGCCGCGCGATAAATCCAGTTCCACAGCTTCTTGCGCTGTTCGGGGCTGCGCACGTTTTCATCGTTCTCGATGTCGTCAAGGAACAGCAAGTCCGGGCGGTAGGGGCCATGACGCCGCCCCCGGATTTTCTTGGCGGCCCCCAAGCCCTCGACACGCACGTTGTTGGCGGTGATGATCTCACCCTCACGCCACAACCGCCCGACACCATAGGCGTCAGGAAAATCATTCTGCAGACGGATGTTTGTGGTGAGTTCGGCCTTGATCGCCTCAACGAGCAACGCGGCTTGCTCGTAAACGTCGCAGACCTCGATGATGTAGCGCTTGAGACCACGCACGATGCAGTAGAGCGCAAAGCCCAAGCTCAGGTGCGTCGATTTGGACGCGCCACGCGGCGCAACAAACAGGTCACGCGCGCCTTTGTCAGACGCAAGAATTTCGGGCACGCGGGCAAAGATATGCTGGTGAAACAAGCTGTGTTCGCCGCGCACATAGTGCGGCAGATAGGTTTCCATGAAGAACTGGAACCCGTCATCCGCCTCGACCCGGCGCAGGCGCTCGGCCTTGGCTTGAGGATCTGAGGTAAAGGCTTCGACATGCAGCTCGATGTGGCGGGCAAAGTCATCCGCCATCGCCTGGAACTTCTCGCGAAAGTCCTTCTTGCTGAGTGCGGCCCTGAGTTTAGGCCTGCGGGTCATGTCGTGTAAATCTCTGCCAGATGCTCGCCAAAGGGTTCAATGATCTCGAGGATCGCGCTGGCGTGGTGCGGGAACTCATCGCGCACGAAATCAAGCAACTTGGACATGACATCCTGTGCAACGCCCAATTCTGACACTTTGGGCGCAAACCGCTTGGCGCTCGCGGCCATCTTGGTCATGGCATCCGACAGCGCCACCAGCATCGACACTTTATCGACCGTCGAGTGGCTTCCATCTTTGATCTCGTCAAGGATGGATTGCGCCTGCATCATGAAGTCTTCGACGACCGTCGACACCACGGCTTCAACGCCTTGACCCGCGATCACATTCGCGGTGCGCGCCTTGTCCCAATCATCGCCCTGAACCTTGGCCGCGCGCTTCCAGCGCCCCACTGTTGGTTCGGAAAGGCCATAGGCTGCCGCGATTGTCGCTTGGGTAAAGCGGCGAAACACGTAGTCTGCGCGAGCCTTGCGCTTGAGCTCTTCATTGTTACGAGCCATTGAGCCCTCCTGCGATAACAAAGGCGATGGCAGCAGTAATCAGCCCGCCGATAATGAGGCGGAAAATCCACTGAATACCCGACTGGATGCTTTCAAGCGATTTGGTGGTGCCCATGCGCCACTGCACCATTCCGGCTTCGTTCTTTTCGAGTTGTGTCAGGCGCTTTTCATGGCCGTCGAGACGTTGATCTGAGCGGTTCAAGCGCTCAGATACGTGGGCAGGAACATCCGTCACTTGCGCGTCTCCAGCCACTTTCCAGCAACATCTTTGACCGTGTGACCGCCCATATAGAGCGCCATGTAGGCAGCCGTGAGCTGCAACAGGACATCAAACGGCGTGGGCGGTAGCGCGATCTTGAAAGCCGCGTTCAGGATGTGAAGAAAGACCACGTTCCAAAACCACAGCGCGCCGAGGCCATACATGCCCGCCGGTCGCCATGCCCATGTCCACAGCGGGCCTGTGGCCTCTTGCTTGGCGATTTCGAGTTGATAGGCCAGCCCCTGCGCATAGAGCGCGAGCTTTTCAGGGGCTTCGCTCTCAACATCAAGGATGGCGTTCTCGACCCGCATCGGGTCGTCACGCAAAACCGTTGGCAGTTGCTCGGGCGTCGTGCCGGCAGCAGAGGCGATCGAGCGGATGACATCAGCCACCAACTCGCCCGTCGCGGGGCCAAGTTTGCGTGTCAGGATTTTTTCGACAGCACTCGCACCGAGTTTCGCGGCGAGAGCAATAAGCGCAGCTTGCATCATCACCCCTCCTCGCCAATCACGAACCCACCGGGCTGCCAGAACTGACCGGAGGCAATGATGCACGACGCGCCATCTTCACCGACAGCCAAAAGCGACCAGCTGCCCCCGTCGGGCGCGGTGAACAGCGTGATCTGCCCCGTGACAGGCCCTTCCCCCAAGAACAGATCGGCACCTCCGGTCCAGAGCGGAACCTCCCCGAATTCGCGGGCAAGGAGCGCCCCGTTCAGCGCTGCGGGTACATCACAAGCGGCGTCGGCGGGCGCGGCAAGCGAGGCGATAACGCCGGCGGCGCCGGCGAGTGTCAGGATTTTCATGGATCAAATACTCCGCAGGAATTGGGCAAGCTTGGACAGGCTGCGCGGCAGGCGGGCGGCAACGGCATCGCGGTAGTGCCAAGCGCGCCAGAGCGCGAACAGGCAAACGAACGCGAGAGGCACAAACAGCCATGCGGCGCTGATGCCCGCAGCCGACAGTTCCTGCGCCACATCTGTCATCGAGGTCGCCGCTGGCACAGTTGCAACGGCAGCGGCGCTGGCGACGGGCTTGGTTTTGGCTTTGGCGTCAACCATGCGCTGCAGCGTGGACAATGTTGCGCGACCGATCTTACCATCAACGCTCAAGCCGTGATCCTCCTGGAAGCGGCGCACCTCAAAGGCGTGGACGTTGTTGATATTGGAGCCGACGAGATATCCGAGAGCCATGAAGTCATCGAGAACTTTGGCTTTTTCATCACCTGACAAGACGACCACCCAACGCGCCACGGCGACAGATGCCGATGCAGGTTCGCTCATGCTTGAATAGAGACCGTCAAAGAGGATTTTCAACTCGCGCTCGCGGCGATTGACGAGCCCCTGAATGACCTTGCCATTGCCCTTGTTCCAAAGCCGGAACCGCGCGGCGATCTTTGCGCGACCTGCCTTTGCCCGCCACAGATCGACCCAGCTTGCCGTCTTGATTGCGCCGGTATTCCAATGAAACAACACTCCCGCGTCGAACTCGTGCTGCTTGGCACCCGACATGGCTGAATTGACTGACGGCTCATAGTTGAGCGTCAGCGCCTTGCGGGTCAGGTCTTGCGATTGCTTTTTGGTGATCGTCATTCCGGCTTTGGGCACGATGACGCCCGAAGCGGCGGTCAGGCCCATTCCGATGGTCCATTTGCCAACCACATCGCGATAGGCCTTCAGAACATCGTTCTCTTCGAGCTCAAGGGCTTCGATACCTTTTTCGCTGGTTTGCATGATGCCTCAGTGGGTTGCTTGTTTCGCAACCCTTCGCACACGCGCGAAACGCAAATGCCCGGACGGATGTCCGGGCATTCAATCATCTAGGTCTGGAAAGAGAGGGGTCGGTGGCGGCTCCGCCTTGGATAATCGCCTTATGTGCCGTTCGGATATACCGAGCATCCTCGACATTTCATTGCGCTTTTTACCGATCATCTCAAGCTTCTTGACCTGCGTGCGCATCTGAAGCGGTTTTCCGTTTGGAACATACATCCGTTGTCCGCTGAGGAAATGGCAAAGTTCATGCGCCACGTCCTCACCAAAGAGACCGATCCATTCATGCCCCTCACGAATACGCTTGGGAAACAACACATCCTGCCCGCCATAGTGCTGCATCAGTTTGAGCGTGACTCCAAGCCCAAACACGTCAGCGACATCCCACAGGGACGATGGCAGGTCATGGCCCTCAACCATTACGTCCACCCTGCTCGGTCGGGATGCCCGCGCGCGCGCACCACGCCTTGAGCGCCTCGATCACATCGCTCACCTGACGCGCCTCGGTCATCACATCGATGTCGATCGGCACATGGCCCCATTTGCCCTCGAACCGGGACGCCACAAAGTCATTCAGCCCCTTCGAGCCGCCCACACGGGTCTCGCCCGCCTCATGCAGCAAGCGCCACAGGACATGGCAATACCGCACGTCCGCGCGCGGGGCCGCTTTGCGGCGGCCATTGCTTTTAACGCGAAACCCCAAGCGCTTCAGCTCATCGAGCACCAACAGCTTTTGCCCGTTGGTCATGAGCTTCAGCGAGGCTTTGCCCGTCACACGTGACAGCATTGTGCGGTAGTCATCTTCGGCCAAGCCAAGCTGCGACTTGGCGATATTGATCATTGCATTGTGGTTCATTCGAACAAGCCTTCCTGGTCTCGGTGAAATTTCTGGATTTTCAGCGCAATGAGATGTGCCCGGCTCCCTCGCTTGCTTGCGTCAACGTGGTGAATTGCACCTGTGGACATCGTGATCTTGAGGAGACGGTAATGGCCATCCAAAGGCATTTCGCCCTCAATCCACTCCGTGATCACCACGTAATCAGGGTTGATGCTGACACCGTTATCGAGGTTCACGAGCATGCCATTAGCCTCGAGCGCACCGCGCACAGAGGTCATGCGCCTCGACGCTGACGGTGAACTTGCGCCCACAAAGGCGACAAGCACACATATCCTGAACATCTGAAATCGCACTTTTAGCGACATCAAAGGGGTGCGGGCGGTCACGTATCACCATCGCGTGCGAGGATGCTAGAGCCTCAGATGAGACATCGTTGGCAGGAACGCTCGGCACATCCTTGACCATCAGCCACATGACCTTTTCGGCAGTATCCTTGTCAGGAAAGGTGCCGACGACTTGGGGCACGATGCGCGTGAGCTGGTAGTCGCCAGCACCTGTTCGTTTGATCCGGTATTCCATTTCGATCACCTTCTGGCTGCTCATCAGGCCAAGGCCACCACGCCCTGACGACGCCCCTCACGGGGCGTTTCGCTTATGCTTTGCCTTTGGAGGCCTTGAAGCCGATGGAGCGGCTTGCTGCGATCTGGATCGCTTCGCCTGTGGCGGGGTTACGGCCCATACGCGCGGAGCGTTCGCGCATGTCGAACCGGCCAAAGCCTGCAATATTGACCTTGTCACCGGCCTCAGTCTTGGCTGCGATCTTGGCGAAAAGCGCATCGACCATCTCTTTGGTGCTCGGCTTTGCAAAGCCGAGTTCCGCTGCGAGATCATCGATGAGTTGTGTTTTGGAGTAGGTTGCCATTGGAGGTCTCCTTTGATGGCTGGGGTTGTTAGGCTTGTGCAATGTTGATGGAGATCGTGGTCCATTCACCGTCGAAGGTGTCGCGGGTGCCAAAGCGAATGTACTCTTTGGCCCCGATCACGCGGATGGCCTCCTTCACCGCCTTCATGGCGCGCAGCCAGCGCTCGTCTTCAATGTCGAGCTTGAGCAACATGAAGATTTCGCCGCGGTTGATCTGGCCCTCCTTGTCAGTATTGAAGGCGCGCGTGACGATGGCGCGGATCTCGGGGCGGCTCCCCTCCGACCAGTCGTTGAGGCATTCATCGATGAGGGCCTTTGCCGAATGCAACTCAGGCCCGAAATCGATCAGGTCGTTGATGCGAACCTCGATCTTCTTGCAGCCATCGTAAGAGAAGTAGGTTTTGTTGCCTTTCTTTCCGCCGATCTTCACCTCGTATTCTTGCGCCAGCATGGCATCGAGGGCCGCGAGATCGGCGTAGGCATGAACCTTGAAGCGCGCGATCTGCTCGCTCAGCGCTGACGCAAAACCCACGACCTTGCAGACCTGTTCGTGGATCAGCATGTCAGTGGCTTTCACCAGCTTCAAAGGCATCAGCGCGCCTTTTGCATCGCGCAAATGGGGGGTTCCATCGACGTCCACGACGCCATCTGTTTTAAAAGTTTGATCAGTCATTCGTGTTCTCCAGAGTGATCGGGTTAAACGGGCAATGCTTGCAGGCAGACCAATGCTGCAGCTTGTCAGGATTTGAGGTGGACATTGGACGGGCGGCGTATTCCTGACAGGCCTCCGCCGAGATGCCCTGGCGCAGGTGCGGGCAAAGCACCTCGTTGCGATAAAGCTGGACGATTTTCGCGCCATGCTTGCGGGTCACAAGATCGAGGCTTTGGGCGGGATATGTCCCGTTGAGCAGCATCGACACTGAGGGCCGTTTCATATTGATTTCGCGTGCGATCGCAGAGACGCTCTTGCCGCCCTCACGCTCTGCTTTGAGCAGCACCAACCATTCAGGGTCCGGCAGTGCGAGGTTCAATCTAGGGAGCACGGCACGTCCTCCCCGGTGTTGAAATCGTGCATGACGTTTTTCGCTGCCCGATAGACCGGGGCGTTGGGGCCAGTATTTTTTACCAGCACATAGCGCTTGTATCCTATGCTCCCGCGCGGCCCGCCCTTCTGACGACGCGCCAGTTCGGCCACATATCCTGCCTTGCGTAGCTGAAGCAGATAACGGGTGACGTTCTGTCCCGGCTCCTTGTCCTCCTCGCGTTGTGCGTCCCCTGCGACCTCGCCGATGGTGAAGTAGTGGCGAATGCGCATGGACGTCCAAGCACGGCCGCGAAACGTGTCCTTGCGACGGTGCACGATCTTGGTCGGCCCTTTTGGCCCTGAGGTGATGATCGTGCCCGCTTTGGCAGCTGTGAGGCCCGCATCGGTGAGCTGGAAACAATCCCCTGCCATTTTGGCCATATATCCGCGATCGCAGAGGCGCATAAGGCCGTCGCTCAGCTGGCGACCCTTCATGGTCGGCCCTTGCGTGGCAATCTCGTCTCGGGTGCGGCAGACCCCGTCTGCGAGCAACTGGAGAAGCGCCGTTGGCACGGCACCCGGCTTGCGCGTGTCCATCAGTGCGCCTCCGGAACGTAGATGTCTTTTCCGGTCTTGCGGTCTGACATCAGGATTTGCTTGCTCATATCCGCAAGCGTCACGCCCTCATCGCCGTAGTCATAGCGCCGCCCGAAGGTCTCGATATGGGTGATCGCATCAAGGATTTCACGGTTGAAACCCATTGAAGCCTTGGCGACGAAATGGATGAGATCATCGGCAACCGGCACTTCGCAGCGCCCCCGGATCAGATCAGCGGTGTCGTCCAAGGATGCGGGGAGAAATTCCACCTTGTTCGGTGCGCGGCTTTCAATCTGGGGAAAGCGGCGCAGGTTGTCCCGAAGCTGCCCCATGCCTACAAGGATGGTTGGCATGAACTGGATGTCGGTGATGCCGCGAATGCCTTCCATGATCTCGGCGCGTCCCGACACCTGGTCACATTCGTCAATGACCAGGCCAAAGGTCTTGCCTTCAATCATGGCGCGTTGTGAGCGCTCGCGCAGCTCAGCCGTGACACGCTCGAACCGAGCGCGCCGCCCGCGAAACTGGTTGTGATTGACTGACAGCTCCGTCAGCAAATCCTGCATCATCCAGTTGTAGTCCCAGCCCCGCTGAGCGCGCAGATAGACGCTGCCGGTCTGCGTCACCCAGCGGTTGACGGTCGTGGTTTTGCCCAAGCCGGGTTTGCCATCCAGGACAACCATGCAGGCCTCTTGCGCGCCACGTTCATCCAATCGCTTCAAAGCCCCTGAAAAGCGGGCGAAGTTGCTGGTCTCGACAAAGACATTTCTCATGTTATGCTCTCCTCAGTCCTACGTTTTTTGAATTAGGCGACGGCACGGAGGAGGGTTCGAAGCGCCTCCGTGTCGATACCTGACAATCTGAACAGCTCTCGTGCGGTGGAGCGGCTCAGGCAGTCCCGAAGCAAATCAGCCTGCTTTCGGGAAATCTCTTGTGGGTTTTCAAGCGCCCAAGCCGCCAACTCCTCATCAGAATTGAACGTGCGCCGTGCGCGCGCAGCGGGTTTTGGGGCAGTGTTATCGACCGCAAGCTGGACGCGCTCACTCGGGATCGCCTCAGGGTCGCGGGCTTCAAAGACCGGCATTTCAAACGCCGATTCCTGTTCGACCAGATAAGGCGCGCGCCGCTCATCCTCGACCGCTTCAATCTTGTTCTCGAGGCGCTGTTTGCGCGTGTTCGTGCGGGTCTCCAGAGCCTTCTCTTCAAAGGAGAGCGGGAAATAGCGCTCGGCGTTCCCCATGAACTCGGCAACACAGATCAAGCGGCCCGGCTGGCCTGTCGCCACATCGAACTCGCGCACCCAGACCTTGTCCGCTTGGTGGTAATCATAGCCCACCATGACGCGGGTCTCGTGATACGGCTCAAGGTCAGCATGAAAGTACGTATTGGTGTTCCATTTGACCTCGGCGCGCAGACAGGTGCGGATTTCGTAGGGGCGAAACAGGTCATCGACCTCGCCTGCCTCTACCGACACAGGCTCAAAGCCACTTGCAGCATGGGCCTGCCAAGCCTCATTGGGGCTCATGGTGCGCCAGCGACCTGTGACGGGATCTTCGAACCTCGGCAGACTTCCGTGTGGCCGGTTGTTGTATTCCTCGACGCGATCCTCGCAGAGCTTCACAAACTCCTGCCATGTTGGCAGGTGCCGCGAGCGTCCAAATTCCTTGATCTCGTGACGGGTGATCTTGTGGATTTTATCACCGGCCTCTTTGTCCATGTCCTTGCCCATGTATGTTGGCAGACGCTTGGCCAGCGTGTCCCAGACGGTGGCATTGGGCCGCTCGATCAGGCCCTTGGCTTGAGAACCGTAGGGCCTGGCGTGTGTCTTGGTGATGCCAAGCCGCCCCATCAGACCGCTGACATCCGCGTCCATCGCTTTATTTTTGTAACCCGGCCCCCGGTCCACATAGAAAATCGCCGGAATACCGCAGCCCACGCAGGCGTTGCGCAAAGCCTCGGCCACAGAGCGCTGGTTCTCCGAGCGCCCGAGTGAAATGCCGACAATCTTGCGCGTGGCCACATCCATGATGGTTGTGATTTCGGGCCGGATTGGGCGGTGGGTCACAGGGTCCGCGATCTCCGCATCAAAGGTTTTACCATCGGCAGTGTAGGCCGTGGTGGGCCACATATCGTCTGTTGTGCGGGTCACATAAGGAAGGCGCGCGCGCAGGGTCAGCAGGCCCTCACGCCCGACGTTCTTCTCGATGTTGTTAAGGCGCTTTCTCAAGATGTGCTGGACCTGCGACAGCGTAATCCGCATGTCAGGCGCAGGGTTGGTTTTGAGATATTCTCCAAGTGCGTCCGTCATCGTCGGCTTGCTGCCAATCGCATAGAACTTGAGAAAACCCGCGAAGCCCGGATGGATTTTATCCTTGGTCTTGGGCGGCACTGGCGCAAGAGCGACCACGCCCGCCGTGTCTCTGGCCTTGAACCACTCATACAAAGCGCTGCGTTTGATACTTGCGCTCGCCTTGCGATCATTCGCTAACTTGAGACGCGCAGGGTCGATGTCGAAACCATGCGGAGCCGTCAGTAAGAGAGGGTCAGCTAGGCTAAGGACCTCCTGCGCTGTCAGGACACCGCCTTGATCGCGGCGCGCTTCGATTTCCTGACGGGCCATGCAGGCATCTTGCGCGGTCAGAAACCGCGCCAGCGCCCATGAGCGCTTTTCATTGTTTGCAATGGCGTAGCCTTCGATCGATGTCAGGATTTCTGCTCGTGCCTCCATGACGGCACGAGCGCGCGGCGAAAGCGTAGATGCTTTGAGCGCATCAAGCCTGCGTTGGTCCAGATCGATTTCGACGGACTGGCGTTGCGCAATTGCGGCTTTTGTGGCGTTGCCTTCCAGAGCTGTGCGTATACCAGCTGGCAGGAGCGAAAAGTGATATTCGAGACCGCCGCCGCGCCCAGACCGCTTGCGGCAGAGATGCTTGCCAAGCCCGACCCAACCACAGTTGCGCGCGTAAATCTGCACGCCGCGCTCGGTCTTCGGAAAGCCTGCAATCCAGCGTGTCTTCGCAAGTTCGGCAATCTCGCGGGCACTCAGAAATTCTTGCCCCGAAGAGGCAAAATACATGTCGTTCATCGCTGCGCCTTTCGCTTCGTAGCCAAAACTTGCTTACGGGCCATCATTTCTTCGATGTGATCTTCCAGAAGCCGCTCTTCGATAAGATCGGCATATTTGGCCTCGATAACCGTCAGGCCGAATTCACCAGGGACAAATCCAAGCAGCTCGGATGCGCCGGTCACTTTCGCCAGTCCGATGAAGGCATCGAGCGGAACACGGTGATCCTCGGACCCTTCCGAGCTCCATTTGTTGAGCATGCTCTCTGAAACCTGACGGCCCAGCCAATCGCTCAGATCACGGGCAACCATGGCGCGCGTCAAACCTTCATCACGCGCATCACGCAGCGCCTGCCCAATGATGCGCGCGATCTTGCTGTCCAAGCGCCCGCGACCGATGACATCCGCGCTGTAACCGACAGCCACCTTCGGGGGCTGCCAGTTGAACAGGTCTTGTGTCAGGGGGTCACGGTGGCGGGCCATCAGAGGCGACCCGCCCGTTTGAGCGCTGCAATCACCCGCGCCTCGTGTTCAATCATGAGGCGGGCAAAAACATCATCGGGCATGGCTTTCAGCCCCTTGGACACCATGCTGAACTGACGCTCGACCGAGGTCATCACGATCCCCTCTTCCATGGCCTGCAGCGCACCGGCCACGTTGCCCACGTCCGTTTCTGGATCAAGGATCATGTCCAGAACCTTTTCCTGCTTTGCAGGTTTCAACTCGCTGAGCGCCTTCAGCTCGGTTTGTTTGCGCGCCAAGCCAGTGCCGATCAGACGCCCGCGAGAGGCGGCGCTGAGGTCGGACCAGATTTTGACTGCCAACTTTATGGACCGCGAAGAAAGTCCAATTTTCTCTGCTGTCGCCCGTGCAAACCCAAAGATTTCAGGAGCATCCTCGGAAAGGGGCAAAGTTTGCCCCTTTGGTGATGCTTTGCCATGCGCGGCCTGCGGATACATCCGCTCCCACACCTGCTTGAGCTCAAACAGGTGGTGGCAGCGGTCCAGCGCGATCAGCTCGCCCCGCCCGAGGTTTTCCATTACCTCTTCGAGGCGCGCAGCATCGTCACTATCCGCTGCTGACACGATGGCCGGGATAGTGGCCTGCCCATTGATCCCGAAGGCCCGCAGGCGATGCAGGCCCGCGATCAGCACATAGCGCTCCCCGATGGCGCGCACCCGGATCGGGTGGAACAGCCCCTGCGCGGCAATTACAGCCGCCAGCGCTTGCGCGTTGTCAGCATCAAAGTCACGCGCGCGGTCACGGGGCACGTCAATCAGGTCGATCGAAAGATCAAGAAGGTGTTCAGGTGTCATGGTATGCTCGTTGTTTTTTGATTATTTTTCGCCACCGCACGGATGCGAGGGCGGATCACATTGATCAGATCGCGCCAATCAGCAGGAACAGGTGCAGCCACCAGATGAGGGCCAGCAGCCGACAACTGTCATAGAGGCTGAAAGGGCTAAGCCGTGGATCGACCGCGACCGCCACAAACACGGCGATCTCGACAACCCACATCGCGAAAAAGGCGATCATTGCGCGCCCCCGATCGATAACATTGCGATCAGGATGACAAAGCAGGCACAAGCCCCGACCAAGCGCCCCGCAAAGCTGTCTTCAAAGGCATCGTGGGACCGAATGATGCGGCGCACCAAATCATGCACCTCACACCGCCCGCACGGGCATCTGGCGCAACGTGACCGGCTTGGCGATTTGGCGCACCGCATTGGCGAGCACCTCATCACTCAGGATGTCCTCACGCCCGCGCTGCTCGTCTGCCTCAATGCGCAAAAAGGATTGAATGCTGCGCATCGAGCCAAGCAAGCGGTCCTTGGTGTCAGGATCGGGCGCAATCCCGCCTGACAGGTGCGCGATCACTTCGCCAAGATCACCGGCAGCAGCGCGAAAAGCCTCAGCGGTGATGTCAAAGGCGGGCACTGTTTTGGACGAAATCGCACTCATGCCGCACACCCGTTGTCAGCAGCGCGCTGCGCTTTTGCTCTTTCAATCAGGGCCTCGTTCTCCTTAGATAGAAGGCGAGACTTCCGAATGGGATAACGATCAGGAAACAGCTCAGCGGGTTTCACATCGAGAAACTCGGCCAAAGCTTTTTCCGCTCCGCGGCTGCCGCGCGTCCAAACATTGCGCATGACGCTGGGGTTGATGCCGTTGAGATCCGCAAGGCCCGTAAGGGTCATGCCACGTTCTTCGAGGGCGCATTTGATCTTGGGCTTGGTCCAAATCATTCCCATAGTAAGTCTCCTGTTAGGGGCCGATGTTGGCGCATCGGCTTTTTTCAGAACTAAGTGCAACAAGGGCCGCTCCTGTTTGGTGACGGCATATGAAATAGGTAGTGCAATATTTTGAACCAGTCAACTAGTAAGGTTCAAGATTTTGAGCGCGGCGAAAGGCTGAAACGAGAACGCTCAAGGCTTGGAATGACGCAGACCGCCCTTGCAAAAGTGGCTGGAATATCAAAAGGCTCTCAGATTCTCTATGAGAAGGGAAACGCGCCAACTGCCGATTATCTGGCGGCTGTTGGCGAAATCGGCATTGATCTCGTCTACATTCTAACAGGCTCAAGGGTTCAGAATATTAAGCCAAAGCCCGGGACAAAAGTGAGAGACCTAGAGGGGAACATTCTCGCGGAAAGCCCAGCAACTGGCGCGGTTGAACATGCACCCACCCCTGCAGGATACATCACGCTTCCTCAGTTCAACGTCCAGGCGTCTGCTGGCCATGGAGCCTATGCAGACAAGGAATTTCAGTTGGGTGCTCTGGCTTTTGACCGCAAATTCTTAAAGGACCGCGGTGCAAAACCTGAAAGCTGCTCGATAATTTCTGCGTCTGGTGATTCCATGCACCCAATGATTCCTGATGGATCGTTGCTAGTGGTTGACCACAGTCAGACAGAAATCAGAAACGGCCACATAATGGTCATAAACGTTAGCGGAGACCTTTTGGTAAAGAGGGTTCGGCATCGCCTCGATGGGACGGTAGAATTGACATCTGACAACCCACTTTATCCACCAGAGGTTATTGGCACGTCATCTTTAGACCAGCTTCGCGTCATTGGTCGCGTCGTCTATTTTTGCAGGACGCCATAATGCGAACAGCATTCACCATTATATTTCTTGCTTTAATCTTCTCGCTTCCCAATTCCGCAGCCTCGGCAGATGAGACTGGCCTCTCACCGCAGGGGAAATCTATTATTGAACGCCACCTCAAGAAATACGTTCGAGACCCAAGTAGCCTAGTTATTACAAGGCTTTGGATTGAGGATGCAGATCTAGTACCGTTAATGGCATGCGGAGCATTCAATGCCAAGAATGCTTTCGGCGGATACTCTGGTGAAACGATGTTCCAGACAATGTATGATGCAGACTCCGGTGAGTTAACTGATACAATTATTGAAGATGATGTGAACACCGCCAGATCGATCGCACTCTCGTGCCAAGCATTCGGGCTTACTGAAGACGACTTCAAACGCATCGATCTAGAATAACGGCATTTACTCTTTCCCCTCAGCACGCCGCATGCGCCGGATCGCCCTGTTCATGATGCGCGCACGCTCCTTCTGGCTGTAAGACAAAAGCCGAATTTGACGCTCTATGCGCTCATCCAGCTTTGCAAGCCTTTGTTCTTCATCACCATTTGTGAAACGCCGCCAAGCGGCGTGTACCTCACTGCACTGCACAAGCCTACCTCCCTGAAGCCAATATTCCTTATTTTCATGACTTTACCATGTAGCTATTGCCACTGCACAGTCTCATAATTTCTTATTGTGCGGGAGCCACCACTGATGGTTCCTAACAGGCGAAAGTGTCAAATGTTCATGTTAAGTTCTAATCACCATTTTGGAGTTTATGCATGGACACTGCACTTAAATCATCACCGGTTGCACCTTGGCTTGGCGGCAAACGCAACCTTGCAAAGCGAATTTGCGCGCGGATCGACGAAACCGTCTGCACCACATATGCAGAACCTTTTGTCGGCATGGGCGGCATTTTCTTGCGTCGAAAGTTGCGCCCGCGCGCCGAAGCGATCAACGACAAAGGGCGCGATATCGCGAACCTCTTTCGCATCCTTCAGCGCCACTACCCGCAATTCCTCGACACGCTGCGGTTCCAGCTTACTACGCGGACAGAATTCGACCGCCTTGTAAAAACAGACCCGGACACCTTAACCGATCTGGAGCGCGCAGCACGCTTCCTTTACCTCCAACGCACAGCATTTGGCGGCAAGGTTTCAGGGCGCAACTTTGGCGTGGCGCGTGACCGCCCCGGACGGTTCAACCTCACGACCTTGGAGCCAATGCTTGAAGACCTTCACGCGCGCCTATCCGGCGTTGTGATTGAGTGCCTGGACTGGAGCGAGTTCTTGCTCCGGTACGATGGCACCGGCACACTCTTCTACCTTGACCCACCATATTGGGGCTGTGAAGGCGACTATGGGAAATCCATGTTCAGCCGGTCTGATTTTCAGTCCATGGCGACACAGCTTGCGCGAATAGAAGGCCGCTTCATCATGTCGATAAATGATGTCCCCGAGATCAGAGGTATCTTTGCGGAATTCACGATCGAAGGCGTTCAAACCACATACAGCATCGCTAAAAACAAAGACGCCTCAGGCGCTCGGTCCGAGCTGCTCATTTCAAACTACTAGCGCGTCAGGAACCGATAGCAGCGCCAATTTCTCGACGGAAACGGGGAAACGCTCTTCGGAGTTCCGTTCAAGTTCGAAAAGCTCTGCGGAAGTGCAATAATCCTTATTTTACAAGCTAAATTCTAGAGCGGGGCGTTTCCAAACGAACTCCGAACTGATTTCGGAGTTCGTTTGGACCAGCTTCCGGACGAACTCCGAAATACAGCTCAGGCAGATAGCATTTTTCTTAATGATTGCTTTGCGTTACCGAATGATCGCTTTTTGCCATCACTATGCAAGTTTATGAGCACCAAGTGATGCCTTCACATGGCATTTACCTGCGCAACTTGCATTCCTGTCCAGCCAATTCCGTCATGATTTTAGCGTTTACACGTTAGACTTCAAAGGCTTGGCCTAACTTGAATGATCCGCCCGTTTTGTCCGGAAGTTAGACCCCCCCTACAGCTTCGTTCCATTTGATTTCTTGCCTCTTGCGCGCGCTTGGCGAGCTCTTTTTGCCGGATCGGTCCGCCGTATTTTTTGAGCATTTCAACGCCTGAATGGCCGGTGACGGCTTTGACCATCTCGTCATCACTGGACTTGCATCACTTCCGTTCCGGTTTTCTGCGAGCAATGCTCGCCATGAAGGAGACCGGATATGGCACCCAAACATAGTGAAGACTTCAAGCGCGAGGCGGTTCGGATCGCGACGCACAGCGGCCTGACACGGCGGCAGGTTGCGTCGGACCTTGGGGTTGGTTTTTCGACCTTGGGCAAGTGGATGCGAGATTACTCGACAGATCCAACAGCAGCTGAGGATGCCGAAGTTCGCCGGCTCAAGAAAGAACTGGCCCGGGTCACGGCGGAGCGCGACATCCTAAAAAACCATTCTGGGCCGACGCCCGCCTGTGCGCGGTAG